ACGTTAGGACATTTTAAGAAGAGAATTGAGATATACGGTGATCAACAATTTGACTTTAGAGTCTATACAGTAGATATATAACAGAACATATTCTGATTGGTTTAAAGAACATATTCTTATTATACCATCATCTGAAAGGTTGTCAACAGTTATTTTCAGTTATTTTCAAATCAATCAATGTAAACAAATATGTTGACAGTACTGCATAACTGTGTTACTATTAATCTAAATACATAAAAGGAGAATTTCCTAATGGCTAAAAGACGGGCTACACGCAACTACGTGAACAATAGAGACCTTCTTGACGCTCTGATTGCATACAAAGCACTCGCTAGAGAAGCTGAAGATGCTGGTGAAGGTAGGCCAAGAGTACCAGATTATATCGGTACTTGTATATTTCAGATCGCAACGAGGTTAGCAACAAAACCAAACTTTTCTGGTTACTCATATAAGGAAGATATGATCTCAGACGGTATTGAAAACTGTCTTCTTTATATAATGAACTTCAATGAAGAGAAATCGCAGAATCCATTTGCTTACTTTACACAAATCATTTGGTATGCTTTCCTACGTAGAATCGCTAAAGAAAAGAAGCAAATGTATATCCGCTTTAAATCTTCTCAGCATATGATTGTTACTGGTGGTACATACACAGGCGAAAGTGATATTCAGATAAACACTGCTGCTGAATATATGAATGACTTTATCAAAGACTTCGAAGATAAATTAGCTCGTGAAAAAGCTAAAAAGAAAGCTGACAAGGCTGCTAAAGAAGCTGCTGCAGAACTTGCTGCCAACGAAGATAATAACCAAGCCGAAGAATAGGAATTAAATTTGAAAATCGCAATTGTAACAGATATGCACATTGGCGTTCGTGGTGATTCTAAGTTGTTCTTGGATCATCAAGAACGTTTCTTTTCAGAAGTGTTCTTTCCTTATATAGATGAACACGGTATTAAAATTATATTTGATCTTGGCGATACGTTTGATCGTCGCAAGTTTATTAACTATGTTTCACTCGAGCGTGGTAAGCAATTCTTTTTCGATCAAATAGCAAAGCGCGGTATTGAATATCATGCGCTTGTTGGTAATCATACTACATATTATACCAACACAAACGAAGTAAACTCTATGAATTTGCTTTTGCGTGAGTATCCTAACTTTAACATCTATGAGAATGAAGCTAAAGAAATTCAGCTTGGATCTACTAAGTTTTTGATGGTTCCTTGGATCAATAACTCTAATTATAAAGATATGCTTAAAACTATTCGTGAGTCTAGTGCTCAGATGTGTATGGGCCACTTCTCTATTCAAGGGTTTGAAATGGACAAAGGTCACTTATGTGATCACGGACTAACAAGAGACATCTTTACAAACTTTGAAGCTGTTTACTCTGGTCACTTCCATCATCCTTCTACATATAACAATATTTCATATCTTGGTTCTCCTTATGAGATGACTTGGTCAGACCACCAAGGTAAGCGTGGTTTCCGTGTCCTAGATACAGAAACTCGTGAATTAGAATGGATTTTAAATCCCAATGTTATATTCCACAAAATAGAATATGATGATGCCGATATGACTATTGAAGATATCGCTAATTTAGATGTAAGTGCTCTTAAGGATACTTTTATTAAAGTTATTGTTAAGAACAGAACTAATCCATACATTTATGATTTGTTTCTTAATAAGTTAACCGATGCTGGTGCAGCTGATGTTAAAGCTATTGAAGATTCTCTTAGTCTAGAATCTGAAGGGCTTGACGAAATGCTAGATGAAACTAAAGATACAAAAGACATCTTGCACGACTACATCAACTCTTTAGAAACAAAGGTTGACAAAATACAAATCAAACGATTGATTGATGAACTTTATGTAGAGGCTCAGAATATATAATGAAGATCCATTTTAAGAAAATACGTTATAAGAATGTTCTATCGTCGGGTAATGCTTGGACTGAAATCCTTCTTGATAAGAGCAAGACTACTTTAATTAGTGGTTCAAACGGTAGTGGTAAGTCTACACTACTCGATGCAATAACTTTTGCTCTATATGGCAAACCATTCCGTAAAATTACAAAGCCACAACTTGTTAATTCTATTAATCAGAAAGAACTTGTTACAGAGATTGAGTTTAACATTGGTTCTAAGAACTATAAGATTAGACGTGGTATCAAGCCAAATTTCTTTGAGATTGCTCTTAACGATGTAATGATTGACCAAGATGCAGCAATACGTGACTATCAATCATACTTAGAACAAAATATCCTTAAGCTTAACTATAAATCATTTACTCAGATCGTTATTCTTGGTAGTGCTACTTATGTACCATTTATGGAACTTCCAGCACATGGTCGCCGTGAAATCATCGAAGACCTTCTTGATATACAAGTGTTTAGTACAATGAATACGTTATTAAAAGATATTGTAAGTTCTAATAAAGAAAGTATTAAAGAGAACGGCTTTCAGAAAGATATGATTGAAACCCGTATTGATTCAGCTAAAGATCATAATGCTTCTATTCGTAAGATGAAAGAAGTTGAAGCTGAAAAGATTCGTGAGAAGATGGGTGCTCACCTTAAAGATATTGAGAATGCTAAAGCGGTTATTGATACACAGAATGCTGCACTTGATGTTGTAGTAGATGATATTAAAGATAAGCCTGATATGCAAAAGAAGTCAGAAAAAGCTAAGTCTCTTCGTCGTGATATCGAAAGCCAAATGCGGTCGCACCAAAAAGAGTTATCTTTCTATAAAGATCATGATGACTGTCCTACGTGTAAGCAAGGTATTGAGCAAGCTTTTAAAGCTGGTATCATCACAGATAAAGATATTAAAGTAACTGCTTTGATGGAAGGTCTAGAGAAACTTGCTGTAAAGGCTAAGGAATACGATGATCGTCTAGGTGCTATATCAAGACTTGAAGATCAAATGCGTACTATTAATCTTGCTCTTGGTGATCAACGTGCAACAATCAAAGTTGCTAAGAATGCTTTAGTTTCATATAAGAATGAATTAGACAAAGCTGAAGAAGAAGTTGAAGCGGTTGACATGACTAAGCTTTTTGAATATAGTAATACTCTAAACGAAATCAATACCCGTCAAACTGAGCTGTTCAATGAAAAGGAAGTAAACAGCGTTACTGGCGCAATGCTTAAAGATGGTGGTATCAAAGCCAAGATCATTAAACAATATGTTCCTGTAATGAATAAGCTTATTAACAAATACTTACAAGCTTTTGACTTGTTTGTAGACTTTCAACTTGATGAAAACTTCTCTGAAGTAATTAAGTCTCGTTTTCGTGATACTTTCTCTTATGCTTCATTCTCTGAAGGCGAGAAGCTTCGTATCACACTTGCTATTATGTTGTCTTGGAGAGCAGTTGCTAAACTACGCAATTCAGTATCAACTAACCTTTTAATTCTAGATGAAACTCTAGATGGTGCGTTAGATGGAGTAGGAATTGAAATGTTAATCGACACGCTACATAATTTAAATTCAGACGACAACATATTTGTTATATCACACCGAGGCCACCAGTTTGGTGACAAGTTTATGTCTCATGTGAAATTTGAGAAAGTAAAGAATTTTAGCGAAATAGCAAAAGCATAGGAGATAGCATGAACCATTCTATAGAAGATTTGATACACAGAATAAACCTAATGCATGATAAGGCGATGGAGCTACACAGAGTTAGAAATGCTAAACCAGACTATGACGAAAATCTATGTATGAATATAGCTGCTGATATCCGTGGGATAGCTTACCTTATTGCAAAAGATAACAGTAATTCTGAAATAACCTCTGAGATCGATCCACGAAAATGAAAATAAGTGTTTACAAATGCTAAAAACTGTTATATAATGAATCATATTGAACAACAAGGATTAACATGTCTAGTTTTTACACATCAGTTGAGCGCTACGGTAACAATATCCTGTGGCGTGGCTATGAAAACAACAAACGCTTTGAACGCAAAGTAAAATTCTCTCCTACTCTTTTTGTCGGTGGTAAACAAAAGCAGGACACCGAAAAGCAGTTCAGGTCTCTTACTAGTGGCCGCCAAATGTCTCCAGTACCAATGGATGATATGCGAGCAGCTAAAGACTGGATAGAACAATACAAAGATGTTCATGGGTTTGAAATCGGTGGGTCTACAAACTATGTAGCTCAGTTTATTCAACAAAAATATCCAAATAAAATCGATTTCGATATCACTAAGATTAACATTGTATCATTTGATATTGAGGTTGATATTGCTGACGGCTATCCTGATATGGATACTGCTGATAAAGAAATTACCTCTATCGCTTATAAGTCTTCAAAGTCTAATGATTACCACCTGCTTGGTCGTAAAGATTACGACAAAACTAAGACTCTACTTGATATTGATCCAGATAACATTCACTTCATGAAGTTTGATACTGAGGAAGCATTGCTACGTCGCTTTAAACAACTATGGATGAATGATTATCCGGATATTGTTACTGGCTGGAACGTAGCTTACTTTGATATTCAGTACATCGTTACTCGCATGTCTCGATTACTTGGTGAAGAGTTTACTAAAGACTTATCTCCTTGGCGTAGTATTCGTCAAACAGGTCGTGAATTCTTTGGTAAGATGCAACAAACATATGAAATATCTGGTGTTGCTGTAGTCGATTACATGGATGTTTTCAAGAAGTTTGGCTTTAAGTATGGTCCACAAGAATCATGGAAGCTCGATCATATTGCTAACGTAGTACTTGGTGAAGCAAAGCTTGATTACTCTGAATACGGTACTCTTACTGCACTTTACGAACAAAATCCACAACTCTATCTCGATTATAACCTTAAAGATACGTGGCTCATTCAACGCTTTGAAGATGAAACTGGTTTGCTATCTCTAGTTGCTACTGTTGCTTATGGTGGCGGTGTAAACTTTAATGATGCATTTGGTACAGTTGGTATCTGGGAAACAACCCTCTATCGTAAACTAATTGCTGAAGGCACTGTTCCTCCACTCAAAGGTGGTCCAGGTGCTCGTGCAGGTGATCTTGTAGGTGGTTATGTTAAAACTCCAAAAGTTGGCATGCATCCTTGGGTAGTATCTTTCGATCTTAACTCTCTGTATCCTCACTTGATGTTACAATATAACATGTCACCCGAAACTTATATAGATGATCGTCGTGAATATATATCTCAAGATATGGTACTCGATGGCAAGTTTAAAAATGATGATAAATCTGTATCAGTTGCTGCTAATGGCGCTTGTTTCACTAATGAATTCAAAGGTGTTATTCCTGCAATCATTGATGAGTACTACGGCAATCGTTCTGTAATTAAAAAGAAGATGCTCGGTGTTGAACAACAGCTCGAAAATGCAACTGATCCTGTAGAAAAAGCAGCGTTTAAGCGTGAAGCTAACAACTTACACAATCAGCAAATGGCCATCAAAATTGCCATGAATTCGTTGTATGGTGCTACTGCTAATATTTACTTCTTGTACTATATTAATGACATGGCCGAAGCAATCACTACATCTGGCCAGCTATCAATTCGATATGCTCAAAAGTCTGTTAATGATTACATGAACAAAATCCTCAAGACTGATAAAGACTACATCATCTATATTGATACCGATTCAATCTATGTTGATATGGCTCCATTCGTTGAAAAAGGTTTTGGTACCATTGATGTTACTCGTAAGCAAGGCGAAGAGTACCTCGATAAAGTATGTCAGCTTAAGATTGAAGAAGTCATTGAAAATGGTTATATCAAACTTGCATCTGACATGGGTGCATATCGACAAGCTATGGTTATGAAGCGAGAAAAGATTACCGACAAAACAGTCTTCATTGCTAAAAAGCGTTACATTATGAATACTCTCAACTCTGAAGGTGTTCACTATGATAAGCCTAAGATCTCAGTAACAGGTCTAGAATCAGTTCGTTCATCTACTCCAGAAGTTTGTCGTGATAAGCTACGTGGTTCGTTCGATGTTATTATGAATGGCGATGAAGCTGCAGTACAAGCATTCATCGAAGAGTTCCGACAAGAATTTTACAAGCTTCCTCCTGAAGCTATTGGTCGCAACTCTGGCACTGATAACATCGACAAGTATCGTGTTAAAGGTGGTAATCTATATAAGAAAGGTTGTCCAATGCATGTTCGTGGATGTATCCTTTATAACTTCTACTTAGAAGAAAACAAATTATCTAAAAAGTTTACGACCATTTCTGGTGGCGACAAAATTAAATATGTTCATCTTAAGCAGCCTAATCCTATTAAAGAAAACATCATATCTTTTCCAGGTGTTCTTCCAAAAGAATTTGGCTTGCATGATTATATTGATTATGAACTTCAATTCGATAAAGTATTTCTAAGTCCACTTCAGGCAATTCTAGAAGCAGTCGGCTGGTCAGCAGAAAAGATTGATACACTCGATGCGTTCTTCGTATAAAAGGATTATATTATGACTCTCGAAACATTGCAAACAAGACACCACCAACTTCTTAAGCTAATTGAGGCGGCCGAGGCTGAAAAGGCACCAGAAGAATTTGTTATTAAATTGAAAGCAGAAGCTATTAACATTAAATTGAAAATTGAAGAAGAACATCCAGTTAAGTGGGAGAGAAGAATTGCTGATTGAAAACGAATTAAAGTTAGACTATAAGGATGTTCTTATTCGGCCTAAGCGTAGTACTTTAAGTAGTCGTAGGCACGTAGACTTAGATATTCGCTATACATACAAAAACTATACACCAGCATATGATGTATTAAGTGGCAAAGAAACATTGGGCAACTTTTATGGTACACCTATCATGGCCGCTAATATGGATGGCGTTGGTACATTTGATATGGCTGACGAATTAGCTGCTGAATCTATGATGACTTGTCTTGTTAAAACATATTCAACAGAAGAACTTATTAACTTCTTTGGAGATGAAGTAGAAAACTTTGGTACTCGTACACAATATGTTGCTATGAGTATCGGTACAGGCCATGAAGATCTTAAGAAATTAGAAAAAGTGGTTGAATCAGTTGGCGATAAACTTAAGTATGTTTGTATGGATATTGCTAATGGGTATTCAGAGCACTTTGCTGGTACAGTTTTGATGGTGAGGAATCGGTTCCCAGCATTAGTAATCATTGCTGGTAATGTCGTAACTGCAGATCAAACACAGGAATTAATTTTAAATGGAGCAGATATTGTTAAAGTTGGTATTGGACCTGGGAGTGTTTGCACTACTCGTATTCAAACTGGTGTCGGATACCCGCAGCTCTCCGCTGTTATTGAGTGCGCTGATGCTGCTCACGGTCTCGGTGGGCATATCATTGCTGACGGTGGCTGCTCCAGCCCAGGAGATGTGGCTAAAGCCTTTGCTGCAGGCGCTGACTTTGTAATGTTAGGTGGTATGCTTGCTGGCCATGATCAAGGTGGTGGCGATGTTATTACAAAGCATTACGAAACAAACGAACTTGTATACGAACTTGGTTCGCACTTACAAAATCATGAGCGCAAAATTAAACAAGAAAAGTTTGTAGAGTTTTACGGCATGAGCTCAGTATCAGCTAATGATAAACACTTTGGTGGATTAAAAGAATATCGTTCATCAGAAGGAAGAACAGTGTTGACAAAGTACAAAGGCTGTGTTACAATAACTATACAAGACATACTAGGAGGTCTTAGATCTACATGTACTTATATTGGTGCTGCTAAGATTAAAGATATTTCTAAGTGTACTACATTTATCAGATGCAATGATACACATAATCGTGTATATGAATCATCAACTATTGGAAACTAGGAGATTATGGAATGAGTGACTGGGCAAATGATATTAGTAATATGCACCAAAAGTTTGGTGTAAAAGATTGGTTTGAAGCCAACAAAGACAACAAAGACTTAATGGATAAGTATATCCGTTTCCGTCTTTCAATGTGTAAAGAGGAATTAGATGAAACCTTGGATGCTATCGAAGCTAAAGATGCTGAAGAAATTGTGGATGGTCTTATTGACATGTGTGTTTTTGCTATTGGCACTCTCGATGTCTTTGGCGTTAACGCTAATGATGCTTGGGATCGAGTTTTCGAAGCTAACATGGACAAAAGTGTTGGAGTTAAAGAAGGTCGTCCAAATCCGTTTGGGCTCCCGGATTTAATGAAACCAGAAGGCTGGACTGCTCCAAGCCATGAAGGTAACCACGGTCAACTAGAACTGGCGTTGGTCAATGATTAAAACACCCAAAATGATAGTCCTGCAAAAAGCATTAAATAAAGCAGGGCTGGACTACGCAGTTTTTAAAGAACACGGAGATAAGATGGTTACTATCAATGTGTGGATTGGCGAAAAAGAATAATAATGCATTTAAATGAAATTAACTGTTGACAACCATCTTTTTATGGTATAATATATAAATAAGATAGTAAACGTTGAAGCAACATAGACATAAACTGGACTCGGGTTCGAATCCCGACATCTCCACCAAATATACATTTGGAGCGATTGAACGTGACAGGTAGGTAGGCACTAGTAGCTGAACCCGTAAAAACCTGGTGAGGGATAGAGCAGTGAAGAGTGTATATTTGATGGGGATGAACTGGGAATCGACAGGTGTGAAAGTGAAAGTGGAGTTTACCGGCTGATCGCGTTATTGATCAACTAAACTAAATGCAAATGAAAATATGCAACCATCTGGTTATGCTCTAGCAGCATAAACGCAGGGAGTTGGCCACTTACTTAGCAACAGAAAAGTGGCACTATAAGCAACAAAGAAAAAGGATTTTTAAGAATGAAAAATGTAATTTTAGCCGCAATCGGCGTTACGCTCTCTACAACTGCCTCTTTTGCCGAAGGAATCGGCTTTGGCGGTAATGTAAATTATCAAGTAGAAGCGCAAACCTTTGAAACCAATGTGGGTGCAACATACACAATGGGTCAAATGACTTTCTCTCCACTCATGACTGCATCTTATAGCAGTGCTAATGATCTTGAGTTTGAGGGAATGGATTTTACGGCAGCTTACGCTTTAAATCCATCAATGCGACTTTATGCCACGGTTGAAGCCGACGGTGACCTAACATATGACGAAACTACTGTAGGTCTGGCTTTTAATTTCTAATAAGTAATTGTAATGATTAACTGGGAGGGACTTGTCAGTCTCTCCCTAATACATTGAGGATATTATGTCAAACAAATTAAAAGAGCTTACATGGGCTCACCATCAATCAGCAGAGAGAAGACTCTTCGCTAAAGAACTTATTTCTGGTAAGATTGAGCCTGCACTATATTATAAGTTCTTGCAATGCCAATACTTTAATTACAAAGTACTTGAGCGCGTTACCATCGTTCCACCAAACCTCACCAAAATTCATCGTGCACCTCGTATGTTTGAAGATATCCGTGAGCTTGAACAAATTTTTGGATTTGAACCAGATGGTATCTTCCCACCTTCTGTAGCTAAATATGTTGCATACGTAGAAGCGCTGTCTGAGGCAGATGACAATGAAGCATTACTAGCACATATGTATGTTCGTCACTTTGGTGAACTTCATGGTGGGCAAATCATTAAAAAGAAAACGCCTGGAACTGGTCTAATGTATGAGTTTGAAGGTGATACTAAGGTTCTTATTGAAGAGTTTAGGAAGCTTCTTTCTGATGATATGGCTGATGAAGCTAAGAAGTGTTTTGACTTTGCTTCTATGTTATTCGATGAGTTATCAAAGAATATGGAATCAGGGGTTGACAATCACTAAGTAATAGTGTATAATATATTCTATAGTTAATAAAAACAAAGGAGAATTCTGTGCAAGACATTGAAAACATGCAAGATGAAACTAATGAACTAAATATTGACTTTATGGAGAAGGATCTAACAAGATCTGAGCGCATGGCTCGAAGTGAAGCAGCTAGAACTAAACGATCGGGTGTAAAACTTGTTCGTGAAACTAAGGTTGCTAATGAATGGGCTAAGGCTCGTAAAGCTAAGCGTATGGCTAAAAAAGCCAAATGAGTACTATTGAAGTAAAGGAGGATCCCTGTAATGGGGATCTTTTTCTTGATTTACCAGCTGACTTACTAGAAAAAGTAGATTGGAAAATTGGTGATACGATCAATTGGACAGAAGAACCAAACGGTAATTGGATACTAGAAAAAGTATCTGATGGCTGAGTTCTTTCAAATAAAGCGTAAGCCACTACCACCTTACAGATCTCCAGTACTTGCTTTTGAATCAATATGGGAAGAGACTAATGAGGTAGAAACTTATCGTTCTAAAGATGATTTAAATAATGTTTTAACTCGTAAGAAACACAGACTGGTCTTTAAGGTAAATCCTGAATGGAGGGGTAATATTTAATGGAATTGTGGAATAGACTAAACGATTATGCTGCTGAGTTGCAAGGTAAGTTTGACTCTAACTTTGAAAGATTCGATAATAAAAATTACACCGATCGTCTTAAGTTCAAAGATTGGAACGATACATTTTGGCAATCGGCCGACGTTAGTAAAGTTCATCTTAAAACAATTGTACCAGAAGATGGTAAAGGATTGTGGCTAATGCATATCAATATATTTCCAAGAGAAGGCGTTGAATTGCCTATCTTAGGATTTGATATCGTAGCTGGTCCAAAGAAGATTACTGGTTCATTCATGGATTTCTCTCCATTAGGAATGTCTGATCACCCTTACCACGGATATATGAAGTCTAAAGTTGAAAGTCTTGAGTGGGTTAAGCCTCGAGAGCTGCCACCGTGGGCCAAGGAAATCTTTTCAGATAACATGCTTGCGGTTGGTAACATACGAAACGGCGAAGAACTAGATCAGTTCATATCAGTTACAAATGATCTTGTAGATCACTATCTTAATAACATAAAAGAAAGTGCGTACCTTTCCCACCTAGATACTTTGCCTATTCTAAATAAGTACTGTACAAATCAAAAGATGAATCCGCATTTACATAGATCTATTCTTGCAATGGGAATATCTGAAGAAGATAAAGATCTATATGTCAACGACGTATTGTTTGAGGTACTTTAGATGCGCATTGAACCTATATCAAAAATACCAACGTTAAAGCAGCAATTACCAAAAAAAGAGTTGACAATCAATGGCTGTTGTGTTAATATAGATATAATAACTGGTAAAGCTACCGTTTGGTTTGATTTAAATCAATTTGAAGTAACGGTTGTCCACTGCAAGAATTGCGGTTCAGTAAAATCCACTTCTAATATAAAGGAGATAAAGTAATGGCAGGTAACAGTATTATAACTGAAAAGGCTGGTCAGTCACTTAAGGTTGATTATTTTGAAACCGATAACGGTGCAGGCATTCGTTGTTTTATCAATGGTGATTTCACGTCAGAAGAACTCTATGAAGGGAAAGATATTGCTTTTGCTTCAGCCGCAGCTCAACGTTGGGTTGCAGGGATAAACACACTTAATGGATAATCAAACGATGGTTAATGAAGTGTTGGACAACGCAGCATTAGTTGCACCGAGAACACCTGAAAAAGTACATCATGAAATCCAAAACATGCTAGCAAGTGGTGTAAGTTATATAGATGCATTAGTTGAATATGCTCGCATCAATGAATTGGAAATTGAAACAGTCGCTGATATCGTAAAGAAGTCTTCTATCTTAAAAGAAAAGGTACGGGCGGAAGCGATTATAGCTAAAATGGTAGTTAAAGATGATCAAGACCTCACAAAGTTATGCTAACGAGGAATCATTTCATTGGTATGTAAAGTACCTTGCAATGAAGAGACATTTTACCTCTGATGGATATGACTATATAAAATATCGTGGAAAGATTAGAGCATCGTTCGAAAAATATAGAACTCGTAATGATGCATACTTCTTCGAAAAGCTTTCACGGAAAGATGATCCCGAGAAGCTAATGCTATCTAATATGATAGTAAAGCCTAACGCATGGATCCGTGAAATTATTGAGCAAGAAGGTGATGACCGTTATATGGAATGGCAGCGCAAAATTGATACACTGTCTCGCATATTCAAAAGCGAAATCAACCTTCTTGACGACAACTTTCAAGCTAACTTTACTTCTGTTAATGGGCAACACCCTTTGATTATGATGATGTATCTACAGAAGAAAGTTAGTCTTGAAACTTTGACTATCATGAGCCACATTGCAAATATTTTTCCCTATTGGGACAAAGAAATAGTTGACAAAATCGTAGCTCGTGATATAATAAGACTAACAAGGAAGTACAAGCCTTTCTTGGAAATTGATGAAAAAAAGTTCAAGGATCTAATCCGAGACCGATTTTTCTAATAAATAGATGGTGGGATACAATCCACATCATACTTCGCAATATAAACAATGCTATATACAGCAATACTAAAGGAATACAAATATGTCTTTTGACGCACTCAAGAAGAACCGTTCAGCTTCTCTAACAAAATTGAACAGCCAGCTCGAAAAGATTTCATCTAAGAGCTACGCCGATCCCAATGAAGGTAAAATGTGGAAACCAACCCGCGATAAAGCTGGTAACGGTTTTGCCATTATTCGTTTCTTACCAGCACCACAAGGTGAAGAAATGCCTTTCGTACGTATTTGGGATCACGGTTTCCAAGGTCCAACAGGACAATGGTACATCGAAAATTCCCTTACAACAATTAATCAAGATGATCCAGTATCTGAATACAACGGTAAGTTGTGGAACTCAGGTGTTGAGTCTGATAAAGAACTCGCTCGCAAGCAAAAGCGTCGACTGAAGTACATTGCTAATGTTCAGGTAATTAAAGATTCTTCTAATCCAGCAAATGATGGTCAAGTCTTTATGTATCAGTTTGGCAAGAAAATCTTCGACAAATTGAATGATCTTATGAATCCTCAGTTTGAAGATGAAACTCCAGTTAACCCGTTTGATCTGTGGGAAGGTGCCAACTTCCGTCTTAAAATTCGTAAGTTTGAAGGTTACCCTAACTACGACAAATCAGAATTCGATGCTCCTTCTGCAGTTTCTGATGATGATGCAGAGTTGGAAAAGATCTATAATGCTGAACACTCACTACAAGAACTTGTTGATCCTAAGAACTTCAAGTCTTACGCTGAGTTGAAGACTAAACTATATCGTGTTCTTGCTCTTGATGAGGCTCCTTCAGCTCCATCTACTGCAGAAGCTGATACTGAGTTTGATCTTAGCAGCATGGGCAATGGTTCGGCCGCGGCTCCTACGCCAACGTTAACAGAAGCAATGCCAGCTCCAAGCACTACACTTTCTATGAGTGACGATGATGACGATGATCTATCGATCTTCAAGGAACTAGCGAATGGTTAATAAAACCTATGAAGAGGTTTTAGATTTCGACTTTGGCTTCAGCTTCATTGATGAAGAGCTTCAAGAAAAAGAAGCTGCGGCCAAGGACGCAATTGAGAATATTAGCAGTGAGAAGCAGACGTTGGAAGATCAACTGACGGATGCTAAACTCGCTGCTGATGATCTTGAGTATAGACTAGAACTTCTGTATAAATCAATAACACCATTCTTAGACAATCTTTGTAAGAACGCTGAGAAATCGACAATTTACTGGCCTGATCGTGTTGCAAAGATCCAAGCTTATAAAGGTAAATTGAATTCAATTGTAGAAGGAAATTAAAATGAGTCTTTTAGACAGACTAGTGAAAAATAGTACAATTAAGATGTCGGCTCCTTTGTTGGACTCGAAAGTCTATGGTAAAAAAGATATGGCACCAACTAATGTGCCAATGGTAAACGTTGCTCTATCAGGTCGTATTGATGGTGGTGTTTCTCCAGGACTACTCGTCTTGGCAGGTCCATCAAAGCACTTTAAATCAGCATTCGCATTGTTGATGGCTGGTGCTT